AACAGCTTTATTTGGGCAGTTAAGTTTTCAAAAATTTCAATTAGAAAGACAACTTGACACAGCCAATGCAGCTGAAGTAGCATTAAAAAAAGAAATTATTGACTTAGAGCAACAAGAACGAGCGCTAGTTAAAGAATTAAACGAAAAGTATGGTGCAGGTACATTAGATCCGCAGTCAGGAGAATTTAAGCCAGCCCAATCATAACTAAAAGTAGGAGTCGCTAATTATGGCAGAAAAAATCGTCAGCCCAGGTGTATTTACTAGAGAAAGAGACTTATCTTTCTTACCAGCAGCTATTGGAGAAATAGGTGCTGCAGTAATTGGACCAACCGTAAAAGGACCAGCATTTGAACCAACTATTATTGAATCATTTAAAGAATTTGAAGCAGTATTTGGTCCAAAAACTAAAGAATCATACGTACCTTACACTATCGAGCAATATTTACGTAGTGCTGGTAGAGTAACTGTTGTTAGAGTACTTGGATTATCAGGCTATACTGCTCAAGTAGCAGAACTTGTATCTAATTATGGTCCTCACGCTTCAGCAACTAGTAAAACAACTGCAGTATTTCATCCATCTATAGTAGATGAAGATGCTAAATTTACAGTAATATCAGGTTCAGTAAATGATACTTCTGGATCAGGATTTGTATTCTATCTATCAGCTTCAGCTGCAGATTATAATGCATCTACTAACACAACGGTAGGTATTACAGGAGATTTAGTTGGAGCATCTACAGGATTTGAAAATCTTACAGGAGGTAAAACAGGCGCTACTGCGTACTCAATGTCTCTAGATCCAACATCAGCTAACTTTGTAACTAAAGTATTTGGTAAGACTCCTAAAGATAGAAAGAAGCCTTTATATACTTATCTATTCTTTGGTACACATGCTTCAAGATCTAACGCAGCTTCGTCTGCAGAAGGTATTACAAGTGTTACTACAAGAGGTAGAAAGACTATTGATTTAACTACAGGATACAGTACTAATAAGAATGAGTATGAAGCTAGAACACCATTTATTACTTCACAGAAGGTAGGTGGTAAAACAACTGATTTATTTAGAGTTCATAGACGTGCACATGGTACAGCTACTAACTTTGAATTTAAAATTGTAGTTGATAATATTAGAGCAGCAGGTTCAGTAGCAGGAAGTGATTACGGTTCCTTCTCACTACGATTAAGACGAGTAGATGTTGACGGTACAATTAATGCTCAATTATCACCATTTGCAGTATCTAGTGATTCAGATAGACGTCCAGAAATTATAGAACAATTTAACAATTTAACATTAGATCCTAACTCCCCTAATTTTATTGCACGAGTAATAGGTGATAAGTTTCAAGCAATTGATGCTAACGGTAAAGTTAGTATTTTCGGTGACTACTCTAACTTATCTAGACATATTTGGGTAGAAGTTCCTGAATCAGTTAAAGATCAAGGTGTTTCACCAGATCTAGTTCCTTTTGGATATAAAGCTTTAGTAGAGCCTTTACCAGATACAGGATTTACAGGCTGTCCTTCAGCATCAGCAATTGGACATCATAACCATTCTGCAACTAAAAGAACTCAAATTTTAGATAATGTTTATAATAATAATGTTTATTACGGATTCGATTATACTGAAGCTGATAACCACAATTATTTACGACCATTACCAGATTCAGATACAACGAGTGGAGATAACACTGCATTTAATCTTAGCGATCAAAAGCAACACCCTTCTGCATCATTAGATTCAGGAGCAGGTGATACAGTTAGTCCAGCAGGATCTACAATTAATCTTTCAACTAAAAAGTTTGTAATACCTTTCCAAGGTGGATTCGATGGATTTAATCCAGCACGGTTCGTAGGATTGGATACTAATATTACTGCAGCTAATTTATTTGGATATGATTTATCATCAGCAGAGAAAGATGGTGCATTAGCTTATAAGAGATCAATTAATGCAGTTTCTAATCCAGATGAATATGATATTAACTTAATGGTAACACCAGGTGCTAATCATAGATTACACTCTGTAACTACTACACATGCTAAAAATACATGTGAAGACAGAGGAGATGCATTCTACGTAATGGATTCAGCAGCTTACGGTGACTCTATTAATACAGTAACTAATACAGTTAAAGCATTTGATTCAAATTATGCAGCAACTTACTACCCATGGGTTAAAATATTAGATACAGACATAAACAAACCAGTATGGGTACCACCATCAGTAGTAGTTCCAGGAGCAATAGCATTTAACGATCAAGTTGCTTTCGAATGGTTCGCACCTGCAGGTTTAAATCGTGGTTCATTAACTGAAGTAATTGAAACAGCAGATAGAGTAACTCATGAAGAGCGAGATGATTTATATGAAGGTAGAGTAAACCCAATAGCTACATTCCCTGGACAAGGTGTATGTATCTGGGGTCAAAAAACGCTTCAAGGTAAACCTTCTGCACTTGACAGAGTAAATGTTAGAAGATTACTAATCGCAGTTAAGAAGTTTATTGCATCAGCTACTAGATATCTAGTATTTGAAAACAATACTTCAGCAACTAGAAATAGATTCTTAAACATTGCAAACCCATATTTAGAATCAGTACAACAAAGACAAGGATTACACGCATTTAAGGTAATAATGGACGCAACTAATAATACACCAGACGTAATTGATAGAAATCAAATGGTAGGTGAATTATTCTTGCAACCGGCTAAAGCAGCTGAATTCATTGTATTAGACTTTAACATTTTACCAACAGGTGCAGCGTTTCCTGAATAGAATTAAAAATAAACTCTAGGAGTAGAAAAAATGGCAGAAAAAATAGTTAGCCCAGGTGTATTTACACGAGAAAGAGACTTATCTTTCTTACCAGCAGGGATCACTCAGATAGGAGCAGCAATAGTTGGTCCAACAGTGAAAGGTCCTGCGTTTGAACCAGTAATTATAGAATCATTCAAAGAATTCGAAGCAGTATTTGGACCTAAAACTTTAGATAGTTACGTTCCATATACAGTTGAAGCTTATTTGAAGAGTGCAGGTAGAGTAACAGTAGTTAGAACACTTGGTTTAACTGGATACAAACCTTACCTGATCGGTATTCAAGCAGTTGAATCAGGTTCAGGAAACCTTGCATCAGCTGGTGGTACTGGTAATACATGGGCAGTTTTACACCCAACACAAGTAGATTCAGATGCACAATTTGGAGTTAAATTTAACGATGGTACACCAGAACAGACTAATCTATATTTATATGGTGCAGGTGCTATTTTATCTAAATCATTTGCTCAAGCTCATTTCGCACTTGAAAGTCCAGATCCAGCAGGAGGGGCTAATCAAAAATACGGATTCTTCTTTACAGGATCTAACATAGGTAATCCAGCTCATGGTACATCAGGAGCTGCAACAGCAGCTTTAAATGCAGCAGGTTCAGTATTTAATACAATGATTACAATACCAGGTGATGCTGCAGCAGGTGGAGCAGTTTCTGCATCCATTATTAATGTAATTAGAAATGCGATTAATTCAGTAACTGCAAGTAGGGTAGCAGGTGTTACTTTATTCTCTGCTTCTTTAGCAGCTTCTGGATCACATGGAAGTGCATATAAAGATATTACAGACGCTAATAGCGGCAAAGCAAATTCGGTTCGTATTCTTAATAAATTTACAGGTGATGTAGCAGCTCCAACAAATGGATTTGGTACAGGTGCAGCAAATACTACAGGTTCTGTTGTACAGCCATCACATGGTATACAAAAATGGACTAACGGTTCTATTGACGGTCAGTCATTTACAGTATACTTAACTGATGATGCAGCTGGAGACGGGGTAGCAACTTATACAGCTACTACTAACTTTACAACTGGTCATACAGATACAAACAATATATTAACTTCTAATACAACTTACTCAGGTTCTATTGATTCAACTTCAGAACAATGGTTAGGTAAAGTATTTGGAATAACTCCAAAAGATAGATATAAGCCAGTATACAATTACATGTTATTTAAAAATTATGCATCTAGATCATTTAGTGCTAATGCTAATCTAACTGTAACTGCAACTAATATTCAAGATGACTTTGAATTTGCTTATTCATCTAATAATGGATATGAAGCAAGAACACCTTTTATCGTATCTCAAAATTTAGGTTCATATAAAGCAGCTAAAACTACTAGATTATTTAGATTCCATACTAGATCTCATGGTGCATCTTGTAATTATCAGTATAAGGTTGCTATATCAAATGTAAAAGCACCTAATGCAGTAGCAGGTAGTGATTATGGTACATTCTCAATAGCAGTTAGAAGAGTAGATTTAGATGGTACTATACATTCAGCTAACACACCTTATGCTAAATCAACAGATAAAGATTTACGACCACATATTGTAGAACAATATAACAATGTGACTTTAGATCCTAATTCACCTAACTTTATAGCACGTGTAATTGGTGATAGATATCAAGAAATTGATGCAAATGGTAAAGTAACAGTATTTGGTGACTATCCAAACTTATCAAATCATGTACGGGTAGAAGTACCAGAAGAAGTTAAAGATCAAGGTGTTTCACCTGATTTAGTACCTTTCGGCTTTGAAGCATTGAAGGAACCATTACATGCTAATCACGGTAACTTACCGACTGCATCATTTGTAGGTCATACAAATGCAGAAGTACAGCCTGGTGTTACTATGACACACTTTACTAAGAAATCTCAAATAGCAGATGACGTATATAATAAAAATATACATTATGGATTTGACTACCTTGATAGTGATAACTACAATTACCTATTACCTTTAAGTGATAACAGTGCAGTAGGTTCTAACAAACACTTTAATCTTTCAGAATGTGCTCAACACCCTTCTGCATCATTAGACTCAGGAGCAGGTGATACTATAACGCCAGATGGAACAACAATTAATTTATCTACTAAGAAATTCATTGTACCATTCCAAGGAGGATTTGACGGATTAAATCCAGCACGTTATATTGCAAGAGATAGTGATATTACAGCAACTAACTTCTTAGGATTTGATTTATCAACTGCAGAGAAAGATGGTTCAAAAGCATTTAAACGAGCTATCAACGCAGTATCTAATCCAGATGAGTATGATATTAACTTAATGATAACTCCAGGTGTCAATCACAGATTACACTCAGTAGTTACGACTCATGCTAAAAATACTTGTGAGAACAGAGGTGACGCTTTATATATTATGGATGCAGTAGGATATGATACAACTACTATATCAACGGTAACCAATACAGTTAAATCTTTAGACTCTAACTATGCAGCTACATACTGGCCATGGGTTAAAATACTTGATACTGATAAAAATAAACCAGTATGGGTACCACCATCAACGGTAATGGCAGGTGTTATATCTAAAAACGATCAAGTATCGTTTGAATGGTTCGCACCAGCAGGTCTTAATAGAGGTATCTTAACGGAAGCTATAGATGTACCTACTAGATTGACTCATGCTGAACGAGATGATTTATATGAAGGTAGAGTTAATCCAATTGCAACTTTCAAAGAAGGAATTTGTATATGGGGTCAAAAAACACTTCAAGCTAAACCATCTGCTTTAGATAGAATTAACGTAAGAAGATTATTAATAGCAGCGAAGAAATTTATTGCATCAGCAACTAAGTTCCTTGTATTTGAAAACAATACATCTGCTACTAGACAACGATTCTTAAATATAGCTAATCCATACTTCGAAAGTGTACAACAAAGACAAGGTCTTCATGCTTACAAAGTAATAATGGATGCTTCGAATAATACAGCTGATGTAATTGATAGAAATCAAATGATCGGTGAAATATTCTTGCAACCAGCTAAATCAGCAGAATTTATTATACTAGACTTTAATATTTTACCAACAGGAGCGGTATTCCCTGAATAATAACAGAAAAAAAGGATACTTTTTATATAACTACATACTTATATATGTAGAAACAGAATAAACGAGGAGAACAAATGGCACAATTAATCGACCCAACAGAAGCAATGTTCACGGCATTTGAGCCGAAAACGCAGAATAGGTTTATCATGTATATAGATGGTATACCTGCATATTTAATTAAAAAAATCGACAGACCATCAGTAACTTTTGGTGACGTAACATTAGATCATATCAATGTTAAACGTAAACTTAAAGGTAAAGCTGATTGGGGTACAATTACATGTGATTTATATGATCCAGTAGTTCCATCAGCAGCACAAGCTGTAATGGAATGGGTTAGATTATCACACGAATCTGTTACTGGTCGAGACGGATATGCTGATTTCTACAAGAAAGACATTACTTTTAATGTGTTAG